ATTGCATATGCAAAAGCAGATGATGGCACTAATCCAAATATTTCTACAATATCATTAGCTAGTGATTTAGTTGATGACACTACACCACAATTAGGTGGTAATTTAGATACTAACTCTTTCATGATAGACTTCGATGATGCTCACGGTATCAGAGATGAAAATGGAAATGAACAAATTATATTTCAAACAACTGGTTCAGCAGTTAACCAGTTTGATATTACAAATGCGGCTACAGGAAATGCTCCTGAAATATCATCTACAGGTGGTGATACTAATATTGATCTTAAAATAACTCCAAAAGGTTCTGGTAAAGTTGTTCTTGATGGTAATGTTAGTATTGATACTGGAGTAATTGATCTTAAAAATGGTGGTACAGCTTCAAAAGTATTATTTTATTGTGAGTCAAGTAATGCTCACGCACAAACTTTACAATCTGCACCTCACTCAGTAGGTGCAACAAATACCTTAACGTTACCTGGTGGAACCACTATAGGAAACGATGCTGCTGTTCTTGTATCTGATATAGGAACACAAACACTTACAAACAAGAATTTAACATCACCTAAAATTGGAACTTCAATTTTAGACACTAACGGAAACGAATTATTTAAATTAACTGCAACAGGTTCAGCGGTTAATGAACTTACATACGCTAATGCAGCTACAGGAAACAAACCATCATTTACTGCAACTGGTGGTGATACTAATATTGGTGTATCAATACAACCAAAAGGTTCGGGAACAGTTACTATTGACGCTTTAACTTTTCCTGCAGCAGACGGTTCTGCAGATCAAGTTTTAAAAACAGACGGATCAGGTACATTATCTTTTACAGATGTATCTGGCGGTACTTCATGGCAAGCAGTAAAAACTTCTGGTTTTACAGCTGTTGCTGGTGAAGGTTATTTTATTAATACAACAAGTGGTGCAATAGAAATGGATTTACCTGCAGGAAGTATTGGAGACGAAGTATCTTTTATAGATTATGCAGGAACATTTGATTCTAACGCACTTACAGTTGATCCAAATGGTTCAGAAAAAATTGCAGGATCTACGGATAGTTTAACAGTTTCAGTAGAAAGAGCGGCTAACACACTGGTCTATGTAGATGGAACTCAGGGTTGGCTCTTAAAAAATAATTAAGGAGCTTAATGACATTATATAGAAATATTCAAGGGTTTGCCATCAAGTCTTATGCAGGTGATCCTTCTAATCCTAAAGAAGGACAAGTTTGGTACAATTCAGTTTTACAGAAATTAAGGGGTAGAAATAATTCAGCTACTGTAACAATTACAACATCTTAGAATTATGAGTACTTATAAACAATTAGTTGGAAAATATGTAAAATCATATTCAAGCGATCCTTCTTCAGGTTATGCTGAAGGTGAGCTTTGGTATAATACAACCAGTAATACTTTTAAAACAGCTGTTAACGTTTTCGCATGGGCTAGTGGTAACAATGTAGGCACTCCAAGAACAACGTCATCAGCAGGAACTCAAACAGCAAATGTAATTATGGGTGGACAAGGCCCTACAACAAACGTTGAAGAATATGATGGATCATCTTGGAGTGAACAAAACAATATGCCATATGCAACATCTAATCTTTCTGGAACAGGAACACAAACAGCGGCAATGGTATTTGGTGGTTATCCTAATGTAAGTACAACAGCATTATATGATGGAACTAATTGGACAACAAGTGGATCATTAAGTACAGGTAGGGAGTTGTTAGCTGGTCTTGGAATACAAACAGCAGCTTTTGGTGCAGGTGGTTATATTAGAGGTCCTGAGACTTTTACAACAGCAGTAGAATCATTTAACGGTTCATCTTGGACAAGTGCACCTAGTTTAAATACAGGAAAGTATGGTCGTACTGGTTCAGGAACTACTTCAGCATCTTTAGTTTCTGGAGGAAATCCTAGTAGTAATGCTACAGAAGAATATAACGGTTCATCTTGGACTACAGGTAATACTAGACCTTATTCAGCAGGATCGGCAATGAGTTCAGGTATTCAAACAGCAGCTTTAAACTATGGTGGAAATCCATCAACCGGAGTACAAACTACAGTAGAGTACGATGGCACTAATTGGTCATCAAAACCTAATATGGCAACAGGTAGAGCAATGGGTGGAGGATCTCCCGCTGGAACTTCAGGTTTAGCTTTAGCTTCAACAGGTAATCCCGGTGGTGCTGCAACAGAAGAATTTTCAGGTACATCTACTATACAAACAGTAACAACAAGTTGATAATGAATAAAATTTAGGTTATATTAAAAAATAAGGAGTAATAATTATGTCACTATTTATATACGGAACAGCTACAAACACAGGTAAAGATTTTTTTACCTATCAAGATAGATTAGATTTTTATCTTTCATCAAACCCAGGAAATGTATGGGTTATTGGAAACAATGAAAAAGGAGCTGTTTGGTTAGCTAGTAAAAATGGTATTACAAAAACAAAAGCAGAAGCGCAAGCTATTGTTGATGCAGAAATAACTGCAGCCCAAGAAGCTTGGGATACTACTTCTGATGAATTTAAAATAACAAATGAAAGACCTGCTCAGATAACATTACCCTAGGAACTTATAATGAGTAAATACAACGAACTTAACGGATTAAAAGTAAGATACCTATCAGCAGATCCCCCTAGTCCAGAAAACGGTGAAGTATGGTATAATTCAGCTGTTGTACGTGCTCAAGGTATTGCGGGTGCAGGCGCATGGTCATCTGGTGGATCAGCTCCGTCAGGACTTTCAGGAGCAAATATGGCTGGTAATAACGGAGATGCTATGGCGTGGGGAGGTGATAACGGAGGTCCAACTCCTGGTTGGCCTAGAACTTCATATCATTATAATGGCTCTTCTTGGACATCAGATGGAACTATTCCTACAGGAGTAGTAGTTACGGGACAAGCAGGAGCAGGACATACTGATGCTACAATGTGGGGAGGTTATAACCCTCCAGGTAGTACAGCAAGCGTAACAAATATATTTAATGGTTCATCTTGGACAGGAAGTGGAAATTTAAATCAATCTAGACAATATGCTTATTGTACTGGAGCTGGCCCACAAACAGCTTGTATTGCAATAGGTGGAGGAGGAAGCCTGGCTAAACACGAACATTTTAATGGATCTAGTTGGACAGTAAAAACAGATTTTCCTAGCGGAGCAAATTCAGTTTATTCAATTGGAACACAAACGGCAACTTTAGGTGTTTCAGGTTCTAATGGAACAACAGCATCTTGGGATGGTTCTTCTTGGACTGGAATCCCATCTAGTTTAAATAATAATAGACAGTACGGAGCAGCAGGAGGTGCAAACAAAGACTCAGCATATATATTTGGAGGAGGAAGTTCAAGTAACGTAGAATTATATAATGGCACAAGTTGGGCTACACAACCTTCTATGTCTAGAGCTAGAAATTCTTATGGTGGATCAGGAATTTCAAGTAATGCGTTAATAGCTGGACAAACATATGGTAATAGTTCTGTAGAAGAATTTAATATTCCATTTGGAACTGCAACAATAACTTCAAGTTAGTCTTTACATATCTTTTTAAATAGCTATATTAAGGTTATTATATGAAAGGAATACAATGACAGAAAAAAGAAATATACATGCACTAATAGAAAAAGAAGCGCCTAGCTTAAATAATTTATTAGATCCAAATGATGTAAAAGAATTTAAAGAAATGACATCTGAGTTAAGAGATACTTGGACTAAGAAACAAGTTTTTAGAACTGAAACAGAAATGAGAATGTCTGTTTTACAAGATGCTAAATATCCAACCATGGCTTCAAAGTACTGGCAGTGCGTTAGAGAACAGAATGTATTTTTAGAAAATTTAATGAGTTTGTCTTTTGATGCTAGACGTAATGAAGTTAAATTAAAAAGATTACAAGAAAAATTAAAGACAGAAGAAGATCCATTAAAAAAAGAATTGCTTCAAATAGATATAGATGAAAAAACTTATTCTGTTGCTAACATGCAATTAGAAGCCAGAGATAGAATGAGAGAAATTAAACTCTGGTCAACACTTAAAAAAGAATTTAATGATGGTTCATTTGATACTAAAGATGTCAACAGACATCAGTTAGAATCTTATCATCAGATTATGAAAAATAAAGCAGAGACATTAACTCAAGGGTCATCTCAGCCAGAAGTATTTAATGTACTTGGACAGTTGAAAACTATAGAAAGAGTTAAAAAATCAGGAGAAATGATTTACAACAAGAAAGAAAAATTAACTAATGATCTTGGAGCCACAGAAAAATAACTTTGATTTTGTATTTTTAGGTCAATCGGTATTAAGATATCGGGTGCCTCTTGATATATATAATAATATTAATAATATTTATGAAACAAAGTACCCAACATTACCTCAAGCCAATAAACAATTAGTTGGAAAGATTGAAAAAGAACATAGTTTGTTTTTTAATGATGTTGATAATCCTAAAATGACTAAACACAATCATTTACCTAAAGACATATTGCATTGGTTTGAATCAAAATTCAAACACTATTTAGATTGGAATGCAACGATAGGGTATAGCTTACGTTTAAACTCTATTTGGGTTAATCAAATGTTTGAACATGAATACAATCCAGTCCATGTGCATCAAGGTTCTTTATTTACAGGTCTATCAAGTGTGATGATTTTAAAATTACCAAAGTCTTATGGCGTAGAATATTCAGCAGCAGACTCACCACAAAATGGTATGTTACAAATACTCGGTTCATCTTCAGGTCAGTTTGCTCATATAGATTATCAACCCGATGTAAAAGAAGGAGATTTTTTTATATTTCCATACGATATAAGACACTGTGTTTATCCTTTTAATGGGCCAGGGTTTAGAAGAACACTAGCTGCAAATTGTGATGTAAAATATAATCCAATAATGAATAGAGGAATAAGATAATGTACGAAAACAGACAAATTACAGAACCTAAATGGAAAAGTTGGGTAGTTCAAACAACAACACCATTATTTACACCCGATCAATGTAGACAAATTATTGCATCAGGTAGATCACAAAAACCGCAACTAGCAGAAGTAGGCGGTGCTGATAAACCAGATGGAGTAACGGATACAAAAAAAAGAATTACAACAATTAGTTGGATACCTTTTAAAGAAATGTCACACATGTATATAGACCTTAATAATTTTATACAAAAAGCAAATGAAAATCATTTTGGTTTTGATGACATACAAATTACAGAACAAGCACAGTTTACAGAATACCCCGAGGGAGGGTTTTATGATTGGCATATGGATTGTGATGTAAACATGAAACATGAACCACCTGTTAGAAAAATATCTATGACTCTTTTATTAAATGATCCGTCAGAGTTTGAAGGTGGACACTTAGAATTAATGGCACCAGGTAAATTTGCAGAACTTAAACAAGGACACGCTATTATATTTGCATCGTTTTTAAACCATAAAGTTAATCCAGTAACTAGGGGTATAAGACAATCTCTTGTTGTTTGGTTTGGAGGAAAACCTTTTAAATGATTAGAGAAGAATTTTTTCCTACAAGTGTTTTTGGTAAAGATATAAAATTAGATAATGATAAACTAACACAAGACATTGTTAACTGGTCTAATCAAGATCAGGGAGTACAGAAAACAAATTACAAAGGATGGCATTCTACAACCGACATGGCACAAAAATCAGAGTATCAAAATTTAGTTAAAGAATTAATAATTATGTGTAAAGATGTATTTAAAGAAGAATGGTTAGATCGAGAACCTATTCTTGGTAATATGTGGGCTAACATAAATCCTAAAGATGGGATGAACCAACCCCACATACACCCAAATTCATTCTTCTCAGGTGTATATTACGTTAAGTCAAACCCACAAGCTGGCAGACTTAGGATATATGACCCAAGACCAGGAGCACAAATAGTAATGCCAAGTAGACGAGAGGGTACACCTCCTAACCATTTATGGAGAGATGTTAATATTAACCCTATTCCAGGACGTATTATAATGTTTCCTTCATGGTTATGGCATTCTGTTGAACCCAATCAATCAAATGATATAAGAATATCAGTAAGTTTTAATTTTGTACAACATGGCTTTTAATAAATATCAAGTTATCAAAAATGCAATTAGCCACGAGTTGGCTAATTTTATATTTAACTATTTTCTTCTTAAACGAGATGCGGTCAGTTTTATGTATGATAACAATATTATTTATGACAATGGGATGTTGGGTACGTGGACAGATGATCAGATACCTAATACTTACTCTCATTATGCTGACCCTGTAATGGAAACTCTACTAGTTAAAGTACTACCAGTAATGCAAAAAGAAACTGGGTTAGATTTAATACCTACTTATTCTTATGCTAGAGCTTATAAAAAAGGTGATGAATTAAAGAAACATAAAGATAGACCAAGCTGTGAGATATCTACTACAATAAACTTAGGTGGGGATCCCTGGCCAATCTTCATAGAGGGCACCAAAGTCTTACTTGAAGTAGGAGATATGTTAGTATATAGTGGCTGTGAACTTGAACATTGGCGAGAGCCTTTTGACGGGAACATATGCGGTCAAGTATTTCTACATTATAATCATGTAAATGGCCCATTTGCTGATAAAAATAGATTTGATGGAAGACCTATGTTAGGCCTACCCGGATTTGTAAAATAGTATTATAATGGAGTCGTATGCTACAAAAAATAGGTTTCCAACCTGGAATTAATAAACAGATAACACCTACAACAGCAGAAGGTCAATGGACTGACTGTGATAATGTAAGGTTTAGATATGGTACACCTGAAAAAATAGGTGGATGGAAACAATTAGGAGATGACGCATTAACTGGTGCAGGTCGTGGACTTCATCATTTTGTAAATAGTAAAGCTAGAAAGTATGCGATTATTGGAACTAACAGAATTTTATATGCATATTCAGGTGGTGTATTTTACGATATACATCCTATTAAAACTACGACAACTCTTACTAGTGCATTTAGCACGGTTAACGGATCACCAACTGTTACAATAACTTTTAGTGGAGAGCATGGTATATCTGCACAAGATATAATTTTATTAGATAATTTTAGTGCAATAACTAATTCTAACTACTCAGCTTCAGATTTTAACGATAAAAAATTTATGGTAACAACTGTACCTACAAGCACAACTATAACTATTACAATGCCATCAAACGAATCAGGATCTGGTGCAACGACATCAGGTGGTATTAGAGTACAACATTATTATCCTGTAGGACCAGCTGTACAAGCTCAAGGTTTTGGTTGGTCACTTGGATCATGGGGTGGTGAGGTAGCAGGTGAACCTACAACAACTTTAACAAATGGTATTAACAGTGCTGTAACCACTGGAATTATATTAAATGATGTATCTCAGTTTCCAGATGCAGGTACAAACTTTATAAAAATAGATAATGAAGAGATTTCATATACAGGTATATCTGGTAATGAACTTACAGGTGTTATTAGAGAAGTTAGAGGAACTTCTGCTGCAGCTCATAGTGGTGGAGCAACAGTTACAAGCACAACAAACTTTGTAGCATGGGGAGAAGCTGCATCAGGTGACTTAGTATTAGAACCTGGTATGTGGTCATTAGATAATTTTGGTGATAAAGCTATTTGTTTAATTCACGATAGTGCTGTTTTTGAATGGAATTCTGCTGCAACAAATGCAGAAACAATTAGAGCTAGTATTATATCAGGTGCACCAACTGCATCACGTCATATGATAGTATCTACTCCTGATAGACACTTAGTATTTTTTGGTACAGAGACAACTATTGGAACACCTACAACACAAGATAATATGTTTGTACGATTTTCAGATCAAGAAGATATAAATACATATGTGCCTACAGCAACCAATACAGCGGGTACTCAAAGACTGGCTGATGGATCACAGATCATGGGAGCAATAAGAGGTAGAGATGCAATTTATGTATGGACTGATACTGCATTGTTCACTCAACGTTTTGTTGGTCAACCATTTACTTTTGCGTTTGCACAAGTTGGAACTAACTGTGGACTTGCAGGACAGAACGCATGTGTTGAAGTTGACGGTGCTGCATACTGGATGTCAGAGAATGGTTTCTTTAGATATGCTGGTAAACTAGAATCACTTCCTTGTTTAGTAGAAGATTTTGTCTACGATAATATAAATTTAGAATCTGGTAATCAGATGGTGTCTGCTGGATTAAATAATTTGTTTGGTGAAGTTATTTGGTTTTATCCAACTACAGGATCATCAGTAGTTAATAGACAAG